TGAATACTACTCATATCAGTACCCATTTTATTTGCATTATCAGCCATATCTATTACTGCTTGATTTGCATATTCACCAGCTTTTAAAGTATCACCTTTCAAACTTTGAATTAAACTAGCACTAAATGAAGTTACAGTTTCCATATATTCATTCGCACTTAAACCAGCCGTTTTATATGCATTTAATGAATCATTAAGAACATTCTCTTGAGCTTCGTACATTTCATTATACTTATCTTCAACCTTGCTTACACTTTTACCTACTGATGCTGCATATTCTTCAACAGACATTTCTCCAATACCAAATAAAGTTTCAACACCACCAACTAGTTGTTCATAATTTGAATATTCCTCAAAAGCTTGCTTTCCTATATTTATTAATGATCCTCCAACTGTTTTCATCGCATTTCCTAATGCTTTAAATCCATTAATAATACCTTCAGATATTAAATTTCCTTTGATAATATCTCCCAATCTTGAACTTTTTTCGCCAGCATCATCAGTTGCTTTTCCATAGTCCTTCATTTCTTGCTCATTACTATCCAAAGTTCTTTCTAACTTGTTAAGTTCTGCCTGAGCATCATTTAATTGAGTTTCCCATTTTTTTGTAGTAGAACTATTATCATCAGTTTGAGTTTTTGCCTCGTTAAGGGCTTTAGTTAAAATTTCTACTTTATTTTTTTGTTCATCTATTTTTTTAGTTAAAATTTCATTTTGTTGTGATAAATTACTGGTAGATCTATCATTAACATCATATCTACTAGTAACAACCCTCATTTCACTAGATAATACTTTTAAATTTTCACTAATAGCTTTTAAAGATTTTTGATACTCAGATTCACCAGTTAATTTAATTGTTCCACCAAAAGAACTTGCCATATTTTCACCTCCTAATCACGAATAAATTCCCCATCATGGGCTACCATATCGTCTAATTCTTTGTAAGATTTACCACTTAATTTAAAATCATAATGATTCTTATAATGGCTATACAACTTTAATAATTTTCCTAAAGTCATTCTTCCTACTTCTTTTTCAGTAAAGCCTAACAAACAATGTCCAATAAATAAAAGCCATGAGAAATCAATTTCATCATCTTGATCCTCATGGATTACATGTTTTTTGACTCTTCTCCAGTTGAATTAGAACTGATTGATAACTCTTCTATCTTTTTAGTTGCTTCCGCAATACCAAGTTCAGTAAGTAATCTTCCTACTTCTTTTTCAGTAAGTAATTGTCTCTTTTCCTCTAAATTATCATTTTCAATATCTATTGCTTCATTAATCATTACCATAAAGCCATATTTTAAATCTTTAATTTTTGGCTCTTTTCCAGCCTTGTTTTCAACTATTTCTCCCCAAGCAGTCATTGATCCATATTTTTCCTGAATTGCTTCAAGAACATTTAAATTACAACATAGGGGATATTTAGTTCCATTTACTTCAAAATAATTAATTTTATCTTTCATTAATAATTCCTCCTTTATATAAAAAAAGAGGTGGAACTATTCCACCGTGACTTTCTTTTTAGTATTTTCTATAATCTTTACAAATTCTTTTATTTCTTCATATCTTTCTTCAGAAATATTATCTAAAACTTTATTAAGTTCATATCTTTCATTTGTATTTTTATCTACAAATATACTTATTACTTTAACCTTCATAAAGAATTTCCTTCTATGCTTTTGGAGTTAATAAAGAATCAAGATAAGTTTCTGCATCAGATAAACTACTAAATGTTTTATGTTTTTCCCATGTTCCTTCTGTTAATCCGTTAAATTCTTTATCTAATGGATATACAGTAGCCTCTAAAGTTACAGTAGTAAATTCTACACTTTCTCCTCTAGTCTTAGCATCGTGAGTTATTTTATTAACTTTAACTCTTGGGAAAAATTCAACTTTATATTTTCTTACATTAGCAACAATTTTTGGAATAATATGTCCATAACCAATATATGGAGCATTATCATCAACCTTCATTGTTACTTCGCCTTTATTAGAAGTCTCTGAAGAAATAGTATTACCTAATAAATCAGCATCTTTTTCATCATTATCATCAACTAATGTTAGTGTTAAAGTTCCTTTTTTAAAACTATTATCACTTTCTGCTAATGAATCATTTCCATAAAGTTCTGCACTGTTATATTCTGGTGAGAATTTTTCATCAACAACCTTTTCTAATTCAGGTACTTTATTACCAGTTAATGCTGCAAACTTACTAGATGTAGCATCATGCTTGTTATACTTTCCTTTTTTAAATCCTATTCTTGCCATATAATTAAATCATCCTTTCCTTTTCAAACGTTAGAGTTTTATGATAAAGGCCTGTATCTTCTTCATACATTTCTTCACTATCTTCAACCCATAACCATTCGTTTTTTTTCATTATTTTTTTAACTTCATTCATAATATCTAAATAATTGCTATCACTATATATATCTATATCAACTGAACATGCACTAAATAAAACTTCATCATTACCACATAAAGCTGGACTTTCTTCTAACAAAGTCCATGTTACATATGTTTTTGAATTTCCAATATATATTAAATGTTCTACTGGAATACTTACATTTTTAACTTTAAAATCATTGAATATAGTTTTTAATTCTTCATTCATATTAACTAATCTCCTTTTATATATTTGTTTTGAACTTTTAACATTTCTTGTTCTATTTGAGATTTATTAAATGACTTTCTTAAAAAAGGCTTCTTTTGTTCTCCTCTACTAGTTCCATATTCTCTAGCCATAGCTATTAATGGAATAGGAGTACCATTAGGATGCCTTTCAGTTGGTTTACTATCAAGATCATAGCCATAAAATCCAACATAGACATTTATTCCATCGTCCGATGGAGTTTTATAAACCTTTGTAATCTTTAAACCTTTATCAAGTGCTTTAGTAGATTTAAATGATTTAGCCATATTTGATTTTACATTTTTATAAACTACTTCTGCTCCTGCTCTAGTCATTTTCCCAAATATATCTTCACAATTAATTTCTAGTTCTTCCAAAGTCTTTAATAATTCATTAGGTTTTTCATCATCAAATCTTGCCATTACTTAACAACAACCTTTGCCTGAATTTCTAATTCAATGTTTTCTTCATCAACATTATTTAAGTATTCTATTGAATAAACTTTACCATTGTACTTAATTAACATATCTCTAGTAATTTCTACTTTAGGATATCTAATAGTAAAATTAGTATAAGCCTTTTCAAAGTCAGTATTACTTGCGATCAATGTAAAACCTTTTGTTGTTTTTACACTAGCAAAAGTATTAAGGACAATGCTTTCTGTTGGTACTTTAAACCCTGCATCGTCCTCTTGTTTTACTACTTGATATATGATAATTCTTTTATTATATTTGCCAGGATTTAACATATATTATTCCTTGTATGCATATCCAAAATAGTTTGTACTGTTCTATTTATTGATTTATTATCAACATACAAACATCTATTGTCATACATATCCTGACAAAAAATATAAACCACAATAATAAAATCAGAATAACTATCAAGAGATTCTGATTCTTCATCATCCGCTTTTATAGGTAAGCCAGTATAATTTGAAATATAATTTTTAGCAACAGTTAGATAAGTTTTAAGTTCTTTTTCTTCATCACCACTAATTTCTGATAATCTCAAATAATTAGCAATGTCTTCAGCAGTAATATCGCTTACTTTCATTTTATTCCTCCATTTCTATGAGGTTTGCCTGAACAATTATTAATTTATTTATCGTTGTTAGAAGTTTAATCAGAAGTTTCTTCCAAATCTTCATTAGAATCATTTGTATCTTCTGGATCTTCTTTTGAAGATTTTAAAGAATCAATTTCAGTATTTAATTCATCAATAGTTTTTTCAAGCTCTTTTATTGTTGAATTTGCTTCGTCTAACAAGATTTTTAACTCTTTAGCATCATTTGGCTTGTATTTTTTAATAAAACCAGCCTTCACTAATTCTTTAGCTAAATCTTCATTAGGAATTTCTCTAACTTCGCCTTTATACATTGAAATAATTCCTGAAAAACCTTCTATTGCTTCATATTGCATTTAAAAACACCTCCTGTTAGTTAGCAGGTGTTGAAACTACTGCGATTTTTTGCTTATCTTCTACCTTAGCATCAATTTCACCCCAAGCAACTACTCCAATTGCATGTTGTGCAGCAAATAATTCATTTAAGATTTGAATTTCAGTTTTTTCGCCTTCTTTTACTGCTAAACCACTTAAATCACCATAGAAAATAACATTTTTAGATGCAGCTCCTAATTTTGCAACATTATCAGAGCAATATACGTCTTTTCCTAATAATGTATAACCCCATTTAGCAGATAGATCTCTGTTTAATAGATAATTATTATCGCTATCTTTTAATTTTCTAATATCAGTTCTAGTTGCTTTATTCATTACCCAAATTGCATCAGCTTGATATACATCTGGAACTAATTCTTGAACATCAATTAGTTCATCAGAAGTTACTGCTGATTTACTTGCTAATGCTTTATTCATATTAGTACTATCGTATGAACCAGCAATACCACTTACTTTACTAGTAGTACCATTTAATAACTCTCCTTCAATGAATTTAGCAATTTTTTTGCTCATTTTATTAATTACCCAATTAGTTAATTGGAAGTTACTATTTTTTAATAATGATTTACTAATTTTAGTTAGTGCACCATATAAATAACCAGTTAATTCAATAGTACCAAATTTATTGCTATGTGATGTTAAATCAGTAAATTCAGTAGCATAAGCAACAGTTATACTATCTGAACTAGTATCTTCAGTTGGAATATTTGCAGTACCTGAAATATCATAATGAGTAGCTAATTTGTAAACTGGTGAAATTTCTTCTACTTTCTCAATTATTTTATTAATAATTGTTTTAGGAATAACTGCCCCATTATCGCTTTTTGTTAAGTTTGAAGCATCCGCTCTTTTTTCTACTTGACATCTAATATATTCAGCAAATGAATTATAATCTTCTCTTTCTTCTACTGAAGTGTACATTCTTTTTTCTTCAGCAGTTAATTCTCTAGTATTTTCTACTTTAATTTCTTTTTGTTCCATATTTTCCATCCTTTCATATCTTTCAATAGTTGCATCAATGTTTTTAATGTCTTTTTCCATTTCATCAAACTTTGATGCTTCCTCAGTTGTTAATGCTCTTTCTTCTTTTTTAGAAGTTTCTAGCATTTCTCCCATCTGAGTTTTTAAGTCATTTCTTTTTTCTTCTAAAGCCTTTAAATTCATATTAATCTTTCCTTTCTTTTTCTTTATTTAAACAATTCAATTGTTCAGGCTATAATTTTGATAATCTTTCTTCATATGAAGCAAGATCTATCTTTTCATTTCTATCTTCAACTGGATTAGGTATTGTCTTTTCTTCCCCAGTACCTTTTAATTTTTCAGCTACTTTAGTAGCAATCATTTCAGCAAATATTTCCATTTCAGCATTTTTCTTTTCAGCCTCAATTTTCAAATGTTCTTTTGAGTTTTCTTCAAAAGCAGCATCTAAATTTTCTTCGACAGATTTGTGTTTTTCTTGTGCTTCTTTTTCAATGTCCTCAATGGTTTGTCTATATTCCATAATTCTTTCGCTTCTTGCTTCAATACTTGTGCCATAATAAGCAGGGCTTTTTGAATCATCTAAAATCGATACTTCTATCAAATCCAAATCAGTAATTGTTCTTGTCTCTCTTTCGCCTTCAGTTCCCATTTCGTCACTGTTTTCATAAAATCCAAAAGACCAACCAACTAACTGATTATTTCTAGCCTTTTCGACTACTTCTTCATCTGTTATAATTACTTCTGCTTTTAATCCGATATTGTCTTCTTCAAGTTTCGCTGTGCCATCTTTGGTAGTAGCTAACTCTCTTGTTTTATCGTGATTTAGCAAAACTTTGACATCATCATTTCTTTTTAAAGCAGTTTTAAATACTCCAGCCTTGATTCTTTCAATAAAAGTTCTAACCTTACCATGTAACCCCTCAGTAATAGGCTTAGAATATCTTTCAACAGCATTTACATAACCAGTAATAAGAACACTGTCTTCTCTAACTTCAATTTTCATCTTCAACACCACCTTTCTCGGCATGATCGCCCATTTTGATAAGTTGATTGGTATTAGGAGTATAAATTTCGCCTGTTTCAGCATTTAAAAGTACATCGCCTAATCCCAAACTAATCATGTCTAAACCTTCAATCGCATCATCATCTTCTAAAAATCTGATTTCATTTCTTGTTTTAAAGCCATTTTTTATAGCAATTTGGTATGCTTCATACCTTTCTTTTAAACTTCCTTTATAAAGTTCTTTAGTATCTGGAGCAAAATAAAAAGACTTCTTTTCTGTTTCCAGTAAGAAATCTCTATTTAAGGCTGTACAAAATGCAGTTGCGATTGGCATTATTGCATTTTTTATAAATTTGTCGTAATTATCTGAGATATGAAACAAATCTTTCATTTCTCCATTAAAAGTAATATTTTTTTCATTTAATTGATTTTCATTTGAATTATTACTTGCTTCTTGGAACTCCATTCCATCATTTAAAATAACCGTATTGGCAGTACCTGAATAGTAATCTTCCCAAGCTTTTTTTAAATTTTCCATTTCAGCTGTTCCCAAACGTTTTGAAGACTTAATAAAGCCTTTTCGACTGCCACCTGTAATTGTCAAATCATATTCATAACATATTCTTTTAAATGCAGTTCTCAGTGCTCTATTTATTTCATCGATTAAACCAATTCCAGAAGCACCATCTTTTGTATTTCTAAGCAATTTTATAAATTGATAATTCTTATATGATTTACCATTAACTGAAATATCAAAGTTTTTAAATATTGGATCTGAATTTTTTAAAATAGATATAGAATTATTTTCTACGTAAAATAATCCAATAAATTGATTTTTATTTTTCTTAATGTATGCATAGCCACCTTTTCCTAAAAGGAAATCCTCACAAATTGCTTTTTTAAATTGAAAACCATCCAACATATCAGTCGTATCATCATTTATTAATTTAACTCTATTATCTTCAGAGACTTCTTTAGTTTCTTTTTTGCCATTAACATTACTTTCTTGATAAAGCTTAAAAGGAATCATAGCAAAAGTATTACAAATTAATTCAACACATGAAGATACAGCAGGTATTTCTAAAGCATCTTGTCTATCAATTTTGTTATTATTAATTATTACTTTTAATAAAGGATCAAAACTATCATCATTTATTTCTCTTTTTTTAAATCTATCAAATAATCCCATAATATCACCTTCTTTCTCATTAAAATGTTTGAACAATAAATCCATCTTCAAAAATAATATCTTGTTGTAATAAGTAAGTAGCATTTAATATAGCCATTACCATATCAACTTTTCCATTACTTTTTTTCTTATGAACATATTTATTCATGTTAGTATCGTACGTAACTCTTGCATTAGCAAAATTTATTTCTAATAATTTATTTTCTTCATATTCAAATTGATGATTAACAATTTTTTCATAAATCAATTTTGTTGGTGAATGTAATGTATCTGAATGTTGTCTAATTTGAATACAATTAATTCCTGAATATTTTCCATTATCCCCATTTTCCCATTTTTGAGCTGAACTTAAAGCATTGAATCTATCATATCCTAATGCTTTTATGTGAACATTATATTTTTCTTCTATATGAAAAACAAAATCTTCGATAACACCGTAATCAACTGTTTTATTTCCGCATGCGATACATTTCATAGCATTTATAAATTGTCGATAATCAATTTTTTCAAATTGACTTTTTTCTTCAATTCTTCCTTCAGGAATAAATGCTATTGCATCAACTAATATCTTTCCATCTTCTTCCGCAACCATTGCGACCGCACAGTTATCGTTTGACATTGCTAAATCGACACCTAAGTAAACATCTCTCCCAGACCATTCTATATGATTAACCTTGCATTGTTGCAAATCGTTTATATCGATATATGATTCAGTAGATCCTTGATAAATGATATTGCAATGCTTTGTCAAGAAATTTTCTCTTGCACTCTCAATCGCAATTGCTCTTGCTCTTTTCTTTAAAAGATCATCCCATATTTCGGGTATTTCTAAGGCAACAGGATTACTTTGCTTCAATATAAGATCATCATTAGTCCAATTCTTTGGATTATCTGGCTCATATAATAAAGCAAAAATTGTTTCATCTTCTTCAAGACCATCTAAAACTCTTTTAGCATAAGCAACCTCATCTTCAAATGGATTATTTATAGTAGGATATTTAGTTGAAATAATACATCCTAATTTATTCAAGATATTTAATTGACCTGACCTCATAGCTTCAATTGCATAAGAGTTTGGTAATGCACCAACCTCATCCGCGAGAAAAACATTAGGAAGTTTACCATCCATTCTACTGCTTGAATAATTTAATGGATAATATTTACTTTCTTTTAACTTAAAAGTTATATAATCTCTTAAAATCTTAAATCTAGGCTCTTCTTTATGCAGATAAATTAAAGGACTTGATTTTAATGTCTCTTCAATTGCAGTTTTAACTTCACGAGATAGAGATCCATCAGGTGCAACAGAGTAAAATTTACTGAATTTAGGCTCCAAAAAAAATAATAAAATAAATAATGTTGCTATTGTATATGTTTTAAAATTCTTTCTTGCAATTTCTAATATAGCTGTTTCATATTTTCTCTTACTTGGATTATCTCTATGGACAATCGCTAATATTGAAATATACAAAAGCCATTGATAATCACAGGTACATTCGTATAATGGTTTACCTGCTTTTAATCCTTTTGGCATTATTAATAATTTTAAAACATTCTCTATTTGTTTTATTTTATCTTCATCTAAATAATACTTATCGCTTTTGCCATCTGCTATATTGATGAACTCTCTACATTGTTTTTTTACATATTTAGGAACTTCCTTTAAATGAATACTTTTTTTAGCATAATCATATGCTTTATTATTCATTACTTAATTCCTAATGCTTGTAAAAGTTCATCTTCGCCTTCATCTTCTTCACCATCACTTTTTGATTTAATTATTTTAATTAATGTTGCAACAGTTTGATTTGCAGATGTAGAAGTTTTATTGTATTCAGTAATTGCAGGATTAGTGTATAAATTTCCTCTACCCTTTACATATTCCTTCGTGACTAACGTACCTTCTTCTTTTATCTTCTTTTCTAATTGATCTAATATATTTATTTGAATTAAATATCTATTAAAAGTTGTAATAAAAAAGAAGTTTTGTTCAACTCCGTATTTTTCCGCAATTCTCAATATTTCTTTTGCTTGCTGATTAAAATTTTGCTTTTTTCCCATACATAAAATCACTCCTTGCATTTTTATATGAATATTTGTTGTGACCGAATGAATTTTCCAAAAAAACTATGTAAATTTTTTATTTGTGTGAATGTGGGGCTAGTGTGGGTATTCTCGCGAAGATTTAAAAATCAATTTTTTTGTAGGGGGGTACTCAATTTTATTAAAGATATATAGCCATATTTTAAATAAAATTAATTAAATATAAGATCATAAATAAGATATACTTGATAGACTACTTATTTATCAAATTATATAATACCTCTCTAGGAATCTTACCAAACTCAGCCATTCTATGATGCATATTACATAATGTTATAAGATTATCATTGTCTAATCTTCTATTATAATCTTCTTCAATTGGAGTTATATGATGTACTTCTAACTTCTCAGTATTAAAGCAATTGATTGTATTATAGAGATTATTAATGCATACTTGACAAAGATATTTATCTCTTTGTCTTATCTCTACACTCTTCTTTAACCATGCTTTAGTATTTCTGAATTTATTAGCATTAGTATCCTTCTTTTGATACATCTTATTTTTGTATGGACAATTATGTCCTCTTTCAACTATCTTGCCACACCTTGAACAGGTTACCCAATCTTTACACAAATATTTCACCTCACTAAAAAAAGCAGTATTGCTCGAATACCACTTTACAAATATTTCATTATACTCATTATATTAGTTAAAAACTGATATGTAAATAGCACACTTTTTGCACGATTTTTGCATTGAAGCATTTAATATCCTAGTAAATCAGTGATAATATCATTAGGCATTAAATAGACTTTTATTTCATTTATTAATCTATTTTTATTTCTACTGACAGTTGCAACGTCCTTTTTGTAATATTCTGCTATTTCTTCATGTGTTTTTTTATCAAAGTATTTAAGTCTTAAGATTTCGTAATAAGGATCTGATTTAAATTTACTTAATATATTATCTATATAATTTAATATTACCTTTGTTTTAATAATAGATTTTTCAATATTTTTAATGGTTAAGTCTAATAAATCATTTTCCTCAATAACAATAGTGTTTTGTGACACAGATGTTATTGATTTTGATTTCTTTGGTAAACCATATTTTTTTAAATCATTTATTTGATTTCTTCTCTGAGAAATTGTCTCTTTAATCGTATTATAATTATATAATACAGATTCAGTATTTTTAAATACATCATTCTTTCGTTTAAGCATTCCCATTGCTTCTAATTCTTTTAATACAACTCTTGTTAATTCCTTTTCATCCATTATTTAATATTTTCCTTTCCCATTTTTCTATAAATTTATTTTGTTCTAATGTTGTATCACAATTATTTTTTGTTCTTTTTTGAACGACTTTATTATTTTTAACCTCAATAGTAACTAGTGATTTATTTACATTAGATGTTAATCTCATAAAATATATATCACATTTACCTTTTGCGATTCTTTCTGCATATGTTTTAACACAATTATTTTGTTGTTTGCTTTCATTTATAAGTTCTTTTTGTGATTCTACTGGATAAACTATATATTTTTTATCTTTATAAGCATATTTTTTAATTATTTCATATCTCTTTTTTATTGCTTTTTGATATGTCTTATCTTTTATGTTATTGTAAATCTTTAGAACTTTATCGTGTGAATCAGCTGCATTACTTGGATATAATATTTTTTTATCTTTCATATCGTATTCAAGTAATTTACATATTTGAAGATAATCTATGTATTCACAAAATCCATCTTGTGCATCCTTAACATATTTATCTACTAATTCAAGCTTTATATTTAATTCATGTAAAATATCATCTAAATTATCTGCATATTCACTATATTTTCGAATTAATTTAATATCAAAAATATTAAAATATTGCATAATAGTTATTTCATCGATTTTCAAATTATGTTTTCTAATAAATTTTAAATGTTGTTTTATATATTTATAATCCAGTTTTAAAATATAACCATGTGATGTATTTTCAAGGTAATCATTAGTTAAAATATATAGTCTATTTTTGATTAAATATTCAATTGAATTTGAGTATGAATACATAAAGTTTGATATATCAAAATAAGTAATATGTTTTGCAAAATCCCATATTTGTGAATATTGCCATTTAGTACCTTTAAAAATTTTCTTTAAATTGTATGGATATAATTTATAAACATCTCCTAGTGTATGATAACAACTTCCATTTCGTTTCCAATTAAAATTCAAAAATTCTTTATGATTAACATATTTACCTGATATTGTAGCACTTATATTATCATTATAAATTTCATAAATATAACCAAAATTATCATCAAATAATTTTCTTCCAAATTCGCAAATATGGCTACTATAATTTCCGTTTCGATATGTTGTTTCAACTTGAAATAGTCTAAAAATATAATAACCTTTAAAACGTTCTATGATACAAAAATTATCTTTTTGAATATAATTTTTAATTCTATTTGATTTTACAATTAATGTTTGCTTACAAATAGGACATTTTATCAATTTTTCGCCGTATAATTTTTTAGTTATTTTTTTTTTTGAAAATCTGAATTACAATAATCACAATGATAGCCATTTTTACTTTTAATTATCAATTTGTGGGAAACTTTGATTTTTTCCACATATAAATTAAAATTTTTAGGTAAATTAACATCATTATCAAATTCATCCATTAATATTTTTATTTTTTTAGTTAAATACATTTTAAAATAATTCTAATTGTAATTGTCCTTCTGGTACCACGTCTTGTTTTAGCTTTTTAGAAATTATCTTTTTTGGTTTATTTTCAACAGTTTTAGAATCATCATCTTTTAGTTCTATCTTTTCAGCTTTTTTGTCTAATCCTAAATCTTTATTTGTTTCGTCAAAATAATGTATAGCCCATCCATAGACAACTTCGTCTTCAATCATAGCTACTCCATTTTTTGCTTGTTTTTTTGCTTCTGATCTGATATATGATATCATTTGAGATAAACTTTTTTCTTCATTTAAATATTTATCGTTCATATCTTCTCTTGATAATAAATATTCTACTATTTTTAGTAAAGGTTTATCCGTTATTTCAGCAGATAATGTTTTAATTCTTTCTATTCCATTCATATCAATCACATTCCTTTCTTTTAATATTTTTAATAAACAATTAATACAAAGACATTCATTTTTATATCCTATAAGTATTTCAAAATGCTTACAAATATCACATTGATCTTTAAAATTAATCATCTTTAGCAGCATTTAAAATAATGAGTAAAAACATTAACATAAGTGTTCCTATAAAAATTCCTGCTAATAAACCTAATATAAAATTACCCATTTTTTAATTACCTACCTGTGTTTTTATTTCAATAGGAATAATTGCTTCTGGTTTAAATATAAATTCATAATCATATCTTGATACATCGCTGTATTCTAACTGCTCAATAACATAAGTTGTTTCATTTGCTATATATAAAATATGTTTTTGATATTTATCCTCTCCAATTCTACAAATAAGTTCTAATTCAGTATTTAAAGAATCACTTCCGCCTTTTACACTACAATTTCCAATAGCCTGAAACAAATATTCCCCAGTTCTTAAATTTATGAAGGTTATTCTTCTTTTCACCTTAAATTCATTTGCTTCTGTACTAATATTAGAACTAACTGTATCTGCACTATCTATTAAAACACATCCTGTTGCTGTTAATATAATTAATCCTATAACAATTAAAACTATTATTTTATTCTTCATATTTACCTCACAATAATAAAATAAATTATAATAAGTAATAATCCTATTACTAAACTTATCCATAATGGGCTTAATACCCATAACCAACTCCAACTAATTACTTTAGTTAATTTTAAAACTATAAATACTATTGTTAATAAACCAACAAAACTTATTCCTCCACTTGTATTATTTTCTTTCATCTTTTCCTCCAAACATCTCTTCATATTTTTGCAAAATTTCTGTAAAAGCATTAATACGAATAGTAACATCAAAATAGCTTATATCGGTTAATGTATTTCCATATTTTATTTTATTAATTTTTATTTCATCCTCTAAAAACTTTATAAACTTTTGTTGTTTAGCAATATATCTATTTAATTTTTTTGTATAGATTTTATTAATGCGAGTTACATTAAAATAGATATTTCTTAATTCTAAATTTTGCAGTTTTAATTCTCGATATTCTTCTTGTAAATCTAAAGATTTATCAACAAGATCTTCCCACATTTTTTTATAATCAAGATCAAACGTGTATTTCTTTTTATTTTCATTTAATGCTTTTTCACATCTAATAATATTTCGTTTTACTATATCTTTGTCAATATTATTCATTTTCTCTCCTAATCTATTGTTTTAGACAAATAGAATTTATTTATTTTTTCTTCAATATTTTTGATTTTATTTTCATAATAAGGAATTAACATTTCTATATCAGCATCTTCAAGTGACATAATTACACCACCACGAAGTAATACTATTTCACTCTTACTTGGATGATCTTTTAATACTTGTAAAAACCATTCTAATTTTCCCTTTTTATCCATTAAATTTTTTAATTCATAATATAAATCTTTATTCATTTTTCTTTTCCTCCTTCGTTCAGAACTGTTCAAATCCGTTCAGATCCGTTCATTATTTTTTTATATTTTTGTAAAACTTCTTTATAAGTCAAATATTGAGTAAACTCAACATTGCCTAATTCAGAATTAACAAGTTCACGAACTGTTAACTCGTTAGGATTAATTCGTTTTAATTCATCTTCCAAATACTTTATAAACTTTTGTTGTTTCATTGTATTTTCATAATCCCATTTATTTAACTTGCCTTTTGTTGCTTGCAACTTATTTATAAAATCGTCTTTATCTTCAAGTTGGTTTTTTAATTCTTGATTTTCTTTTAATAAGCCTAAACAAGTGTCTTTAACTTCATCTAAGTCACAACAATAACCTTTTTCAAAAAATCCTATTATTAATTCTTCTTTAGTCATTCCAATTTAACTCCTCATGTTAATGATATAAATCTCCTACGATCACTCTTTCACCATATTCATTTTCACAATAAATAAAGTCATTTTCTACATAAAATTTTAAGTAGTCAGCATTTTTAATATCTACTATATCTATTTCTTTTTTCTTCATTTAATCATTAGCACCTTTCTCTAACAATCTAGAATATTTATTTGATATATCTATCAGCTTATCAATTTTTGTTCTTAAATGTTCTATATAATCATCAATACTATTAAAACATTCATATCCTTTACAATAGCCAATTCTTTCTGGAACTTTATATTTGATATCTTCATTGTGTCTAGTTGATACCACGTAACAATCTAAAGTATCATCATCACAAAAGTGTCTGTCATATATTTCAGCACTTTTATTATCTTTAAATATATCATCACAAATAGTCGTTATAGTTCCAAAATAGATTTTGTTATTATATTCTCCTAAAACATATAATCTTCCGTATTCATCTTCTTTAGCTTGTTCTAACATTTTAATAAACTTTTCTTTATTCATTATTTATCACACCTCATTTTTTCTATGTCTTCACTATCATATTGAGTGTTACTCATTACTACCTTGTTTTTTTCTTGTGATAGTGTATTTACTACAAATGCTACTGTATTTTTAGGTATTTTAATTTTAACTTCAATTTGTTCTAAATCATTAATTTTCCATCCTGACATTACTATCACTTCCTTTAAGTATCTTTTCTAGTTCTAATAAATCATCTATTATTGAATTTTCATTACCTTTATCAAACATATTATCTATTTTGTTTAAGGCTCTTGCTATGTTTTCTTTTCTAGGCTTGTCGTATTTTATATATCTTCTTTTTACGTCGCCTAAATTGCGTACAAATAATTTTTTCAGATATTCTATATCACTAATATTTGCATTTTTATAAAATTCAATTAGTTCTTCTAAATGTTGTTCTACGTCCTTATTCATTACTATCACTTCCTTGTTCTAGTTCTAGCATATCTTGTAATACATCTAAAAATTGTACATCTTGAGTTTTATTAAAACTATCTAGCATTTTTTGTTTTAACTTATTCCAATTATCTTTTAGTTGGTATATTTCTTTATTAATTAGTTCATTGTATATCTTAGATGAATTGCTCTCTGGTCTTATAAAAAATTTGACTATACTTATATCTCCAAAATATTCTGTTTTCCATTCATCAGTCCATAAATTAATTTGTCCTTTTATAAATGGATCTTCTTCTAATTTAATTATCTTGTAACCATTTAAATATTTACCGATTAAAGGGTATAAATCTTCTTTATTCATTCTGACACCTCTTTATTTTTTTATAATCAAAATCTATATAAATTCTAATACCATATTCTTTAAACATTTTATTTAGAAGTATTATAAAATCTCTAATACCTTTAGCATTATTTTTAAAATTCATTTTTCTTTTATTATCGTAATCATAAATACTTATTTTCATTAATATCTCCTTTTAGTTTTTCTACTTCTTCACTTCCATACTGAGCATTAAACATATTTATTTTTCCGTTATCTTTTGAAAATGCATTAATTACAAATGCTACTGTATTTTTAGGTATTTTGATTTTAACTTCAATTTGTTCTAAATCATTATTTTTCCATCCTGACATTATCATCACTTCCTTTTTCTAAATCTTCCATTATGTCTAAAACTTTTTTAAAAATTATTTTAGCATTTGCTTCTCCACCAAAATTTATAAAACCTAATTTAATCCATTCTCTTTCTTGTTTTTGCCAATATTTAATATCAGTTATTAAATATTCTTTTAACTTATCCCAATTATCTTCTAAATCGCTTATTCTTTGTCTTTGTTCTAAAATAGTGTCTTCTCTTCGATTATTATTTCTTTCTAAATATTCAATTCTTTCTTTTAATTGTTTATTTTCTTTTAATAAGTCATTGTAATCAGGAACTTTATTTAATCTATCAATAGCATTCATTAAATCCTCAACATTAATACCATTTTTAGTACTTATTGGATTATTTGCTACTACTTTTGGAAGTTCCATAATTGCTTTTAAAATATCCTCTTTATTCATTTGATACCTCATTATCATAAATGTTTCCTATTACTTCAATATCAGTAAATATAAATAATTGATTATCACTTACACAACTATTCCATAATAAGAAACAACCATCACTAAAGCCAATTTCTCCAACAACTTCTTTACCATAAAATTTTGCCTTTACTTTATCTCCTTCATAAATTTCTACACCATTTTTATCTTTTAAACCTGTATATTGTTGTGGAACAAATCTTTTAGGCATTATCATCATACTTGTTAAAAATCTAAATCTAGGGCTTAGAGTTAATGTTCCATCATTTTCAACTTCTATTGCTCCTAAATCTTGATAATCTTGTAATGATAAATATTTTTTATTTCCATTATCCCAAACCCTAAATTTTATTTCTCTAGTCATTCTGATACCTCCTTTAATATATCTTTCAAATCTTTTATTAAAGATGTTTTAAATTCATAATCTATACTTGATTTAACCTGTTCTTCTTCCCATCTTTTCATTAATGGAAAACTAAATACTTTAAATATATCGTAGTTATTTATATAATTATTTATTTTATTAATTACATCTTTTTGCTTTTTATTTTCTTGTTTTAATTCATAATTGTCGTGTTCTATACCTATTTTTTCTATTAATTTTTCTTCACATTTATAATAATCATAGATAATATCTTCTTTAGATAATTTCATTTTTGAATCTATAAATTCTTCTTTATTCATTACTAGCACTCAACTTATCTATTTCAATAATCCTATCTCTTTCTTTAATAAGATTATCTATTAATTTATTTATTTCAATTAATCTATTATCATTTGTTAGACTAAATGCAGCATTCAATTTGTTTATTGCTTCGTCTATAAAAGTAAGTTTAAAACATATTTCTTGGTCCTGATAGTTATAACACATACTTTTAATGTTACGATAATGCACTTCTTTCATTGCTTCTATCTCTTCTTTATTCATCTAAATCCTCCTAATAAAAACTTGTCATAACAGATAATTGTGGAAAGTTTTTAGTGTATGCTTAAATCTTGATTTTTTCTAATATTTATAATAGTTAGCATAAATTTTAAACTTTAAAAACTTACCTATAATTTTATTTTTCGATTTTTTCTACTTTTCAGGCATTTCATATACCAATACTGGATTACCTATTGGCTCAATACTGCATAATGAATTTTCAGCAATTAGATCAATATTATTTAATTCTTCTAAACAAATTTTTTCTTTTCTGATATCGTCTTTAGATAGCAAACCTGTTTTTGGTTTTAATAAAAACTTATTACAATTCAATTTAGATTGAATTTCATTTAACACCTCTAAAGTTCTTACTTTTGATGTATAAAAACCTAATTCTTCATATTCAGTATTTTCAACTATTCTATAACCTCTAATAGTTTTACCATCTTCATTATCAGCTACTATTACTATACCAATGCATTTGATTAATTTTTCTTTATCTTGACTTCTAATCCATAAATCCATTAATTAATTCCTCCTAACTTTAATTGAATTTTTGTTAAATCATTTAAAATCTTTTCTAAATATTCCTTTGGATTATTTTCCTTACAATTTGCTTTATACATGTTTTTTTCTAATCCGTCATAAATTTTTATAATTTGAAATTTTAAACATCTTTGATAATCTTTATATTTGCCATTTAAACTAGGCTCTAAGACAAGTTCTGAATCTTGATATACAAGAACATTAGGAAGCCCTGCAATCGTGTCTAAAATGGCTTTAATTTGCTCAAACATATTTAAATACCTCCTAGTTTTTTTATAGCTTGTTTAATAAATGCCATAAATTTTGTTCTATCTCTAATTAAACACTCTAATGCATCACTTTTTTTAAAACTGCAAATAAATTTATAATTACTACACAAAGTTGGTTTTAAATAAATATCAATACATCCATGATTACATTTTGCTTTAAATGAAACATTATTTTTACTTAAAATATCAGCTTCTAATGATCTAATAAATTTCTCAGTATAGTAATTATCTAAAATATAAGTTATTAATTTATTCATTAGAATCCTCACGATGCATTTGTTTAACAATTTTACTTTGAAATGTTTGGCTTTTTAATCTCATTAAATCTCCTTTTGGCCTTTTACCAGACGGTAATTTTTTTAAAACATATTTATCAGACATAGACTCTTCTAATTTTATTGTTAAGTCCTTAACTGATTCTTTTAAATATTTGTTTTCTTTAATTAAACCACCCTTAGCACCACCAATTTTTTTATTATTCTCTTTTAATTGATTAATTTTTTTCGATAATTTTGAAATAGTTGCATTAGCTATTTCAATATCTTCTTCATAATTTTTTAAGATTCTATCTTTTTCTTTTAATTTATCCGATGCTTTAACAAGTTTCCCATCTAATAATTCATACTGTTTTTTTAATTCATATTTATCTTCTTTTATTCGTTTAATATGATTTAATAACTCATTATTTTTAGCTTTTAAATCAGATAAAAGTTTACTATATTCTTTTTTTGATATTTTTTGTATTTTAATTTGCTCTTCTAATCTTTCTAACAATTTCATTTTATCCCTCCTATGAAAGTAGATTCGCGATCAGCTTCTGCATCTTCCTTACCCCACATAACATATAAAAGAGTGACATCTGGTGAATAATGATTATACATTTTCATTAGTGTAATTACATTTCCACCATGTTTGATATACATGTAACCAAAAGTTTTTCTTAGACTATGAAGTCCAAATTTAAAATCTATTCCAGCAGCATTAGCAACGTCATGGCAAATATTTCTTGCATTTTGACGAGTTATTGGATAAATAACTTTATAGCTTTTGCCCTGGTATGTATCTTTTTTCTTTTGTCCCATAAACAAATAATCATTTTCTTTTAGATCAAATTCTTCAATATAATCTAAAATTTCTTGATGTAATTGTTTATTCATTCTAAAATTTTGAACTTTACGTGTTTTATTCTCTTTAATTGATACAAATCCTTTTTTTACATCAGTTACCCTTAGCTGCAATAAATCTTCGGCTCTAAAGGCTGTATTAAATCCAATTAGAAACAACATATAATTTCTATAAGCAAGATAATATTTAACCTTTGTTTTTGCATGTTCTTTCTTTTGTAACAAATAAAGCATTACTGTTTTTAACTGTTTTTCACTTTTGATTGGTAAAGTTGCTTTTTGTCCTCCAAAATATTTAATTTTTCTAACTCCCATGTAATCACTCACCTGTCTTTTATATTTCTAACGATAAATACTCCAACTAAATTATTTGTGTATTGACATTTTTTCTTGCCAACACATTCTAACCATCCTTTTTGCATCATTTCCGTAATTCTTGGAGCAGATACATTTCTTTCATTAGTTTTGCTATAACCTCTTTTTTTCATTTCAATAGCAATTTCTTTTGCTGTCATTGGTTTATTAAAATCATTAAGTATTTCAATAATTTGAAAATAATGATTTTTCTTATTTACTTTTAATTCTGCTTCTGCTTTTGTTTCTGCTAGAGGATTTTGGCCATATCTTCTTGGAATTATTTCGTCCATCACATTCCTCCTTAATTATTTCTTTTAAAGTTTTAACCTGTTGTCTTAGCATCTTGTTATCTTTTTTTAGTTTAACAATTGATTGATCGTCATTGATTTTGTTATAAATAACCTCAAAACATTCTTCTTTAACATCATTTAATAATGTTTCATATTTGATTAAAAGTGCATTGTATTGTCTTTTTAATTTGAAATAATCAAATAATTTTTTCTTTTCTTTCAAAACTTTATTTTTCTTCATTAACGTCACTCAACCAATCATAATCAAACAATTCAACCTTTTCTTCTTCTGAATTATTGTTTTCACTGCTTTTAGGCTTTTCTTTTTCTTTAATTTGTTCTAAAGTTTTAAAACCTGCCTTATTCCAGTTATTTAAAATTTTACAAAGATAGTTAATGTTATAAGCTCTATACATTTTGCAATACTCAATAGCATATGCAATTATTCTTAAGTCATCTTTAAAGATATTTATATAATTATCTAATTTCTCTAATTCAATAGAACTTATATTAGAATTTATAGTATTAGTATATAAACTAAATATATAATCTTCAGTTATATTTTTAAAATTATAATTAGTATTAATATTTATATTATTATTTATATTTTCATCTTCATTTTCATTTTCCATATGTGCATCATATGATTTTGATATGTTTTCATATGTAGATGATATGTTAATCTTATCTTCAGTACGTTTTTTCCTGTTTTTTGCCCTACTTTCCGAGTATTTTTCTCTTTTCTCTTTTTCTCTATCAAGCCTTTTGTTATAGAAAAGACCTTTTTTATCTTGTTTAAAATGAGAGATAACGGAGAGAAAAATTTTATTTCTTTTACAAATATTTTTAATTTCTTCTTCAGTTAGATGACCTTTTTGATGTTGCATACATAAAACTCTTATATAAGCACCAACTTCTTCATTATTCATAAATAACGTCCCTGTAATAAAATCACTTGTATAAAATAAGAATGCTGGATTTTTCATATCTTATACTCCTAAATGATTAGCAACTTCAGAACTTGATCCGCATATTTTTATAATTCCACCATGACATTCATAATCACCAACTGGTGTCTTACCTATTGTTTTAACAGTGAATAATTGATATATAGCAACTATGTTAATGATAGCTATTAATATTAATAAAATAATAATTTTAATTTTTCGTTTTAATCTATACTTTTTCATTTATCTTTTTGTTCCTCTCTTTCATCCAAAATTACATATTTTTTTAATTTGCATTTTATTTCATAATTTGGTATAATGTAAGAGTAATTTTTTATTTATGTATTTGATTTATGGGAATTAGTATGCATCCATAAATCTTTTTTTAATACATTCATATCAACCTCTTAACCAATTTTTTTGTTTTATATTTTTTGTAATTCTTGATTTTCTTCTTTTGTAATATCATTTATCATTAATTTTTTATCAAAATACCATCTTGGTACTCGACCTTTAATAATAATTGTTCCTGGATATTCTCTTTTTAATTTAGTATTTAAATTATTAATTAGATTGTAAACCGATGATTTGCTTAATCCAGTTATTTTAATAATTTCGGTTGCATTATAATATTTCATTTTTTATTTCCTTTCTTATTTAGTTGTGTGGGTTTGTTTTTGATTTGATTTTTTGCACTTTTGCAATTGTCTTTTACCTCATTTTTACTTATAATAGAAATCATTAGAAAGTGAGGTGTGTATATGTCAGATATTGCTAAAGAAATTGTTATTGCAATGCTTCAAAACGATTACATTACTAAAGGCAGTAGTAATGAAGAAAACATAAAAGATGTTAGTGAAGCATATAAAGAAATTTATAAACAAGTTCGTAATTGCAAAAATAATGTTAATGAAGATTAGATTTAATTCTAGTCTTTTTATCTAAATAAAATTTCAATTAATTTAACATCTTCTGTATTTAAAACTAATTTTCTTTCAATTTTGTTATATAAATACATAATAACTTGTTTCTGTAAATCTCCTAAAGTTATTTTTCTATCTTGATTCATGTGTCCTCCTCCTAATCATTAATATTTTCTTTTACTAATTCACCATTTTGGTGATTGGTGGGTAAAAAAATATTATCTATTTTTGTATCAAAGTATTCAGCTATTTTAAACATTTCATCACCATTAAACTTCACTTTACCAGACTCTTTGGCACCATATTGTTTTGTAGTAATTCCCAATATTTCGGCTAATTTTGCTTGAGTGACCTTTTTATCTTTTCTTAGTAATAATAATTTACTTTGCATTTTTATTTCACTCTCCTTTCCTTATTACACCTTAATCTTATCACCACTTCGGTGTTAGGTCAATACTTTTTTTACTATTTTTTAACTTTTTGTTCCATTTTGGTGTAAATTATGCTATTATATTTTTGAAAGGAGAAAACATAGATGGATATAAATAAATATATTGGAAATAAAATAAGGAATTTCAGAGAACAAAAGAATCTTACTCAAGAAGAAGTGGCAGAATATTTAAATACTACTCCTCAAACAATTTCACGATATGAAATTGGAGATAGAAAAACAAATCAAGATATTTTATTTAAATTGGCAGAATATTTTAGAGTATCTATTAATGATTTTTTTCCACCATTGTCTTTTGATAATGCTTCGTTAATTGATATTCAAACTGATACCATACAAATACCTGTATTAAGTACTATCAAAGCTGGAACAGCAATAGAAGCTCAAACTGATATAATTGAATATGTTGATATACCGAAAGAGTGGATAAAAGGTGGAAAATCATATTACGGTTTAAAAATAAGTGGCGATAGTATGTATCCAAAATACGATGAGAATGATATAGTTATTTTTGAACATATTGAAGATTTCTTAACAGCGCAAAAAAAAGATTGTGCTGTTATGGTAAATGGATTTGATGCTACATTTAAAAATGTTACCATAACCGATAATGGTATTACACTCGTACCTCTAAATTTAAATAATAGTGATAATTTTCAACCAACATTTTATAATAAAGAACAAATTGCAAGTTTACCTGTTAAAATTGTTGGTGTAGCTAGGGAAAAGAGGACAAGATTATAATGACAGATTTAGAAAAACATGAGACTGAAAAAGTTGCTAGCCAACTTGCTGACGCTATACATAATTTTAATAAATTAAATAAAGAACAACTTGATTATTTAGATTTAATATATCAAAAACTAACAATAGATAGTGAAATTGATAAAATTAATAAAAAAATTATAATTACATCAAAGAACAAGAAGAAAAAATAATTTTGATTAAAAATATGCTAGTATAGATATTTTTATAAATAAGAAGTATTGGAGGTGAAAATATGAAATGTTCTAAATGTGGAAGTGAAAACATATCAATACAAGTAGTTAATAAAATCAAATTAGTAAAAAAACATCATAGTTTTTTATGGTGGATAACTATTGGATGGTTGTGGGAATTTTTTAAATGGTTATTTTTTACTCTACCTGCTTTAATATTTAAAGTATTTGGTATTGGTAAAAAATATAAAACAATCAATATTGAAACAAAAAAAGCTGTTTGCCAAAATTGTGGAAACAGTTGGAATATAAAATAAATAAAAAAGATAGCACCTACTGCAATAGGTACTATCATAAATAGAAAAACTTATATAAAATTTATCCACACAACTAGATAAGAATTTTTTTAATGTTTTTCTATGTCTTATTATACTAAAATTATCATTTAAAGACAAGAAAGAAAGGGTAAAAATGGATAAAATATACGAAAAAACAAGATATGATAATATATATAGACATACAAAAAATGGTAATTATGTCATTAGGCATAATAATACTACTATTTCAAAAATAGATGGCAAAAAAATATATGATATAAAATTTGCAAAAGATTATAAAGCTAAATTGGAATTGAATCTTAAAAATGCTAAAACAGACAATACCTCTTATATATTTAAAGATCTTTGGAAAGAATATTTATTTTATTGTAAAGAGGTAATGAAATTATCATATAATACATTAAAAAAGAAAAAATTATTTTATAATTGTTATTATAAAGAATTAGAAAATAAAAAAATTAATAATATTTGTAAAGAGAATATAATTGATTTTATTAATTCTCAAAACACTACCAATAAACAAAAAAATGAAATATTAAAACATTTAAGAGCATTTTTCAATTGGTGCGAAAATATTAAAGAAATAATAGCAAAAAATCCAACAGCCAATATCAAATATATTAAAGTTCCTAAAGTAGAAATGAAATATTGGTCTATTGAAGAATTTTCAAAATTTATTTCTTACATAGAAAATGATACATCTGAAATTGGTCTTAGAACTAAAATATTAACATTACTTGGTTTATATCTAGGCGATAGAATCGGAGAATCAAGGGCTCTTACTTGGAACTCAATTAATGAAACACATTGTACAATTCAAATCTCACATTCTATTAATTATGACACAAAATCAAACGATTTTTTATCTTCAACAAAAACATACTCTTCTGATAGAGTTGTTGATGTATCGCCAAAATTAATTCAAGAATTACAAAAGTATAAAGAATATTTAATTTCAAAACAAATGAATATTAAAGAGTTGATATTTTATAATTATAATACAAGTAGACCATATAGTGATGTATCTTTAAGGAAGGCATTTTACAAATATTGTGATTTAGCAAATGTTCCCAGAATAAGAATGTATGATCTTAGACACACTTATGTTGCATTAATGATGGCTGATGGTTGGAAATTATATCATATTTCAAAAAGACTTGGCCATAGTAATTATGCAACAACAGTTAACAAATATGGTCATTTAGAAAATAAAATAAGAAAAGAAATAGCAAAAACAACCGACAAATTTCTATAAAAAAATTACCATGAAATTACCACGGAACATGTGGAAAACATGGAAAGTTACCATGAATTTTAAACTATAAAAACTAAAAAAAGCCTTATTTTAAGGCAATTTATCAATTTTAATGGTGACCTGTATGGGAAACAATAAATTCAATTTTGCATGCATAAAATCTTATTTTTAACAAAAATTACCATGAAAATTACCATGAAATTAATGTTTTATTAAAATATATTATCAAATATTTTTTCAAATAAAAAAATAAGGTAAGGAACTCTAATATTCCCTACCTTATAATATTATAGATATTTATTCCAATTATTTGGAAGATATACTGTTACACCATTATAAATAATTTTATCCCATTTATAATTATTAGCTGTTCCAACATTCTTTTCTACTAATTCACATTTTGTTCCATATGGTATTGCTTTATATTTAGAATATTTAAATCCTATTCCTTTTCTACACCACACACCACTTTTAGCATTGATAATAATATACTTTTTATTATCAACAGGTGTAGTTGTTTTTTCTTCTTCACCAGTATAATAAAGTAGATCATATTTATTTGCTTTAGCAACAACATTATCAGCATAAACATATACATGTTCTCTAGGATTTACTCTAACACCATTTTTCCAAACAATAAAATGAACGTGATATGCTTTATTTCTTCCACAATAACCACTATTTCCCATTTTACCTATAATGGTATCTCTGGTAACTTTATCGCCCTTCTTGACGGTTATAGAGCCTTTTAACATATGACAAGTTCTTGTTTCATATCCGTCTGAATATGAGATTGTTACATAGTTTCCACTATCGCCATCAACCATCGAATTATTTCTACCATCTCTAATACTTTCTACAACACCATCGCCACATGCATAAATATTTGCATTTTTGCCACCATATGCATTATTCCATCCTAAATCATTAGCACGATGTTCTGAAGAAAAATCTTGTGTTATCCCTACAAATTTTAATGGATATTTTAATTTTATCATTTATTTACCTTCTTTCTTATCATTAAAATTACTTAAACCATTAGATCCTAAACTTATAGCTACAGATGTCAGTAAATATAAAATAATATCTACAAATCTAAATGTTCCAATAACTAAATTAGTTATTGTTAATAAAATAGATGAAATAATAAAACTCCAATATCTTGTTGGAATTTTTTTAACCCATTTTAATTCTTTTGTAAATTCTACTACCATAAATACAATTGACACAAAACTAGCATAAGTTTTTAATACGTCCCATGTTAAAAAATTTTCCATTATATCTTACCTTCTTTCTTTAATCTTTCCCATTTGTCATGGACATAACTATTACCACCGTGCTTGCAATAATAATCATATAATTCATAACTTCTCATTTTTTGTTCTGGAGATATTTTTTCTTTATCTGCAAGTTCCATTAAATTAATTAAATCAGTTTTTATACTTGATAAATTATTCTTAGATGTTTCTTCTTTTAAATTTTCTACTTCTTTTTTTATAAGATCCAATCGTTCATCTATTACTGAAGCAATTCCTTTAATAGTTCCCTTTTTTAAATAAACAACTGAACTAATAAGTCCAACTATAAATGCTAACCCTTTTGCTAAATCTCCTAAAGTTAAATTATCCACTAAAATCACCACCTTATAATGCATTATTTGTTAATTCCATTTCACAAATTGGTGGTGCTATCACAAAGTAATATGATCCTTTAGCAGCATCAATATGAATAGCAGTTCCACTCATTGTTACTGATTTTTCTATACCTAAATTTTTATAACCAAAATTTTCAGTTGGTTTAAAATGAACAACAGTTAATACAGGAATTAAGTTTGAACTATCAGCTCCAAGAATTATAATTGGAATTTTATTTATTGATCCATAATTTCTAATATTGATTTTCAACCCATCGTCACCATTTAATAAAATTCCCTTTATTGAATTATTAAAGTTATTTATAATATTAAATAGATCTAAACCGTTTACTTCAAAACTATGTTCTTTAGATGGAAAGCAATTTATACCAACACTATTTAAAACCGTATCAATATATAAAGGAAAAATGCCTTTATTTAACGTAAATTCTTTATCATAAGTGCCACCAAAACTATCAGTTATTAATACATTGAATATATAAATATTATTTTTATCTAATGTTAAAGTTTGCTTTGTATTATCATTAATAGTTATAAAATCATTATAATTTCCATCCAATAATTTATATCTATATTTAATAATCATTGAGTTTTTAGAGTTTACACTTGATATTGAGCCATCAACTGTTAAATACGTTTCATCTTCATAATTATTTAATCTATTAAGTGTTACTATTGCTGTTGGATCATTATGTGCTAATATCAATATTTTTTTAGTTGTAGAAGATGTTAAACCTCTAGTGTCAATAACTGTCATAGTTAAATCTATATCTTTAGAAACATTTACCTTTCCAAAATCAATCGTATCACTTGCACTTGTACTTTCTTTTACAACTCCATTTAATACAAATGTATATTTAGAAATTGATGCACCATTTTTGGCAGTAGCACTTGTATAACTAACTTTTAAATTTGATACATTTTGAACTATATGTTGATCGTTTTGAGTAATAGCAGTAACTGTTGAATCGATATCTTGATAAGTGATAGTTCCAACGGTAGGAGTTTCAGTTCCTTTAATGAAATATTTATTGTTATTATCAGTTGTTTTTGTTATCGAATTATATATAACATCAACTTTATAATTTCCATTTTGCGAATTTGGAATACTTGAATATAATTTTGTGATATTTTCTTCTTCATTAAAACATGATAAAGATGTACCATTAAAATTTGTTTTTTCAAAAAAAGCAACATTATTGCTTTTTGATATTCCTTTAATTGAAATTGTTCTTTGAAGAGGATTATATATATTTAATTTAACTATATTGCCTATTGTAAAATCAGGTGTTTCAATACAATATGGATAACTATAAGTAGTTAAAGCCTTTGTATCACTTTCAGTATATAAACCACTATCGCTTCTTTTTGCTTTAATTTTAAAATTATAAGTAGTATTTTCGCTTAAATTATAAACATTAAAGAAACCGCTTTTTTTATCATCAGATACAATTTCTCCAGAAGTGTTAGAATTAATCCAGGATACACCATCATCAAGACTGTATAATATTTCACTAGCTGCATCACTTGTAATCCAATTTATGATTGCACTTGTTTCTGTTACACTTAAAATCTTAAGACTGCTTATTGATAAATATCTTGGAATTGTACTTAAACTTAAGGTTCCACTTTGACTCGCATTACCTGACGTATAACTTTGATTTGCACTATCAGTTACAGTAAAACTATAATCTATTGTTTTAGTACCATCATCATTATGAGGTACTGTAAATGAGCCTGATGTGATTGTTTCAGTTTTACTAGTATGATTTGGAATATAACCACTTGCTATTACAGAGCCATTAGCTGTTAATTTATATGATATTTTTTTTGCATATGATCTCCAAAAATAATTTGAATCATCTGTTATAACAAAACTATAATTCATTGTGCTAGTATTATCACTAATACTTGTAGATACTTCTGTTAAATTAAAGGTAAATGTATGATGCCCTTTAGCACCTTTTTTTGAAATCTTTGCCATTTTTCACTTCCTAACTAGAAATTGCAACAATTCCAATTCCTTTATTTGCAGTTGTATTTACAGGTACAAATTTAATCATACCTGCAACTTGTAATTCATTTTCTACTTCTGCATTTTCCATATGAAAAACATTGCCATCAGCCCAAAATGATTTAACATTGTTTTTATTAAATCCAGCAAATCCAACTTCCGCATTTAGTTTTACGTAATCACCATTTGCTGCATAACACGTTAAACCTGTTTTATCTTGTAAACAAATCAATTTACCTGTTTCATCATATAATTCAAAAGTACCACTCGAATTATTTATTCCACCCAACTTTAAAACACCGCCTTTTATTAAAGAGGCAGTTAAATTAATTACATTAATAGCATTCATATTTAAAGTACCATCTAAAGTCCAAGCACTAGTAAATGTTCCATTAATTCCAGTAGAACTAAATCCTATTCCACCATTTGAAATCTTTAAAACATATTTTGCTTCTTCTTTAGGTAATTTATCTACAAACATTATTTTATCTTCTTCAATTATTTTGTATGAGCTTCCTAACATATCATTAAACTTTGAAGTTGCCTGATTTAATTCGTCTTGTAATAATATATGACTTTCTTTTACTGTTTCTTCTGTTGTCTTTTTAATTTCACCAGTAATTTGTTGTTGTAAATTTTTAATTTCATTTTTAAAATTTCCAAATTCAATTTTAGTATATTTTTGACTAATACAATCATACTTAATACCTGTAACATAAGCATAAAAATTAATATTACATTTTGAATGTTTCACATAAATAGTATCTCCAATATCATTTACATTCTTTATAGGTGAACTAACAGAACAATTAAATTTTGGTGTTTTATTTTTCTCTAAATATTCTAAAGCTGCATTTTTAAGCCATGCTTTAGTATCAGATAAAAAGGTAGAGTAATCTTCGTAATCATTTTTATCATATGGATTATCAAATTTAACCACTTTTGCATATGTAATATTATACATAAAAAGATAATCAGAATCTAAAAAAGGTTTATCTAAATAAATTCTTTGTTCTCCATCAGTTGTATAAGAAAGTATTTTAGTACAAACATCATCCCAATTTTCACTAATTTCAAAATCAGATATATTTTTATTATAAGATAATACCACATCTCTTTCTTGTCCTATGTTTGCTTTAATGCCTAATGTCCAATTATCTCTGTACCAGTGACCACCATACATATCTTCTGAAATAAAATTTTCATAAATTTCAAATAACGTTTTAGTAACCATTCTTGAACTTAGTGTTTTAGAAATATCACTAATAGTTGTAAATGGGCTCTTTCTATCAGTAGAATTATTAAAATGATCTAATGCATCATTACAATTTTTATCTACTGAATAAGCATCTTTTACTATATAATATTTACTGTCATAAGATAAGTGCCATGCTTTACATGACACTCTATCATTTTTAACAATTGGTTTATCACATCTAAATCCTTGCTTGCCCCACGGAGTATCTGTTCTTATAATTAATCCTTTTTGATAATAATCAAGATTATCTAATACGTCTTCTAATTCTAAATAATAATCACTATTATCTTTTTTTGTTATTTCAGCAAATAAAGGATGTAATACTTTAATTCCATTATTATTAAATAATTTTTCAGTTCCTTCATAAACACATAACATATTTATACCTCTTTTATAAAATATTCATAATTACTTATATCTAATGATCCACTATAATAATCAACATTTATAACTGGATATAAATTAGAATCAGTGAATATATTAGTTATTTCATCAAATGTTAGTAATTGGTCTACTATTCCTAAATCTATCTCATAAGGTGTTTCTAAAATATAATATATTATTGTCGGATTATCTTTTAACCAATTGTTTATTTGTTCTGATGTTGTAAAAGTTGATGGTAAACATAATTGTAAATAATGACCATTAGTTGATTGGCCAATCGAATATAGAATATTACCGTTCCATGTTTTTGATAATGTTGTTCCAATAAGTTTATTTGCAATAATTATAGTTTCACTTTCTAATATTTTAATATCACTATTTACATAATTACATACTGTATGATTTCCATTACGTAAATTAATAGAAGTTACATAATTAGTTACCCCATCTAAAACAACTTTACCTATCATTTTGTTTAAGATTAAATGATAATGTCCATCGTTTTTATAAACTACATTTAATGTATCTTTAACATCTCCAATTTTACCTACAAATTCATTTTCAGGAATAGTGATATTTAAAGATGAGTCTTGATAAGGTTCGTAAGTATCATCATCTAAACTTATCATGATATTTGTAACTTCAATATCGGTATCGGCTTGCATACCATATAGAATAAATGAAGATGTTGGGGTATTTTTGCTTGATATTCTATATAAACCTTTTCCAAAAGTTTTACTAGTTGGTAGTGCTTCCCAACCATATTTTAATAAAGCCGAATTAGAAATATTAATGTCCATACTTATTGTATATTGCTTAGATACATCAATATTATCAACATATTTTAATATATTAGATAATAATATATACATACCACTACTATTTCTTGTTGCATTTGGTTTAACAGTTATTTTATTTGTTGCTTTAGTTACTGTACTCAGACCAGCTGAACCAATACTAATTTTTGTGTAATCAATTACATTGAATAAATTCTTTACACAACTTGTTACTTTAATATCTCCAGTTAATACACTAATTTCTTGTGGATAATCAGGACTAGGACTTGGTTGTCCTCCAGTATAAGGTTCAAATGATGTATCAGCAGTATCTGTTCCTTTACATAACATATATTTATTAGTTATTGTTAAAGAGGAATCTCCCCAATTATTAATAGTGTTTGTTTGTATCATTATACTATAATTTGTATAAAGTGTTTTGTTTACTTTAAATGAATTACTTCCGCTTATGCTATTAATATATGTATATGTCCCATCGACTTTTTTAGCCACAATTTGAACATATACTTTATTACTTGCATTTCCTCGGGAAATTGTATATGTTTGTTCATCTTCTAAAATATCAGTTATATCAGTTGTTTTTGTTACCGATGAATAATTTGCTTTTGGCTTTCCAGAAGTTGTAATACTTCCATCTTCATTTAAAGTATTCGTAAAACCATTAGCAGATGAAATTATATTACTTACATAATCTAATAAATTTTTTCCAGTAGTCGTTTCTTGTTTGCATACACCGTCAATTGTCAATTTTTTTATCGGATATTTAACAGTGTCATTTAAAGTCATTGACGTTCCTGTTGCATTTGATTTATTTGCTCCAAATAATTTTTCTCTTATCTTATATTTCATAACTACACCTCATCTACTGCAAATGTTACTTCATCACAAATACGTAAAATACCAACTTCCAAAGTCTTTTTAATATTTCCTTTAATAATTTCAATATCATAAACATATTGTTTATATTCAAAATCATTTGTATCTTCTGGAGAAATTGAAATTAAATATTTATTATCTTTCAATTCGATCCCATCGCCAATTTTCTTTTGGAATAAAATTTCATCAGCACTATAACTTTCTTTTACAGTAAAAAACATATCATCTACTGTTTGATATTCCCCGTTTTCAGTTATTTCCACCTCTAAAGATAAAGTATCTCCTCTAGTTAATTTTCTAACTCTTTTCATATTTATGCTCCTTTCCTAAATCCATCTCGAACAATTACTTATCTCAATTTTAGTAATTGTTCCATCCCATGAAATAGTATTTTTCCCTTTTTGAAAAATGGGAAAATCGCCACTCATACGTCTATTTTTTAAAATACTACCTACATAAGCATCCTGTTTATCACTATCAATAACAACATAAGTATCATCTGAAGAAAATGTATAATCAAATATAGTTCTACCTTCTAATTTAAAATTAATAACACCAGAGCCATATATTTTAATTTGAGGTTTACTTACCACATTTCCATTATTATAAACATTAATGCTTGTTTCATCTGTTATATCAACCTTTTTAGATACTTCACTAGTTGAATACTTAAAAGGTTGTACTCTAAACGTTACATTAGCAGTTTTAAACCTTAACAGTCTTTGATAATCTATTTGATTTATTATCTTGGCTTTGTATAATTTATCCTCTTCATTACTAAAAATTAAATTACCTTCGCCATTAAAATAATCCATCACTTCATCTATATCATAATCTCTCGTTAGTCCAATTTTCATAGTTTTATCATAAGATTCATAACCTAATTCTTCGATAAAGGATCCATCTACTCCATCAATAACAGTTTCTTTTATTCTCATTTTTGGTTTAGAAATCGGAGGTAATTCACAAATTAATAGTCCTTCTATGGATTCACTATCAATGCCTTTCCAATTAATACTATTCATTATGAATACACCGCCGTTTCTACTGTATCAATAACAAAATTCCCCATCTCTCGATTGTTCATTACAACTTTTACGTCTTTTAATGCATCTTTAAATGCTTGTAAATAAGTATCATAATTATTTGAAACATTATTAGTACTTGTACCATAATTAGTATTTATATTTGCATCAAATTCAGTAGGAATTGAATTAGCCATATCTCTTGAAACATCTTTCATTGTATCGCCAAAACCTTCGCCAATTCCAAGTGCTAAGTTAGTACCAATTTCATCTTTAAATAATCTTGATGGTGAGTTAATACCAAATAATTTTTTAAAAAACTTAGTAACATCTCCAACCCAACCTTTAATTTTATTTTTAATCCAATCAATACTTCCTGAAATTCCTTGCCAAATTCCGCTAACCATATTTTTACCAATACTAACTATATCTTTTAGATGTTGATTAAATGCATTAACAACTGACTTAATAATTTGAGGTATTCTTGTAACCATTTCAACAGAATATTTAACCATTCCAGTTGCTATTGAAACCATTAGTCTTAACACACAACTTAATAATTCAGGAGTTAATTCAATTAATTTAGCAGATATCTTTACAATGATTTCAGGTAACCTAGATATTAATTCAGGTAAAGCATTAAAAATACCATCAGTTAAAGCAACAAGTAATTCAATTCCACATTCAATTACTTCGTCAATATTATCTAATAATGTATCTACAAGATCCATAATGCATCTCACTGCAACTGGTATAAGTTCAGGAAGTGCTTGAGATATACCTTTAATTAATTCCATTAATAACGTTATACCTGCCTGTAATATTGTTGGTAAATTTTGAAGTATAAAAGAAGATAAACTGTTAATTAATTGAACTGCAATTGGTATTAACTGTGGTAACATAGACATAAAACCATCTAAAATAGTTTGCATTAAACTCATTCCAGTGTCTAATAATTTAGGCATATAATCAACTAATCTTTTTGATAAACTCATTATTAATTGAACTATTCCATTTACAATTATTTCAACTCTTGGCATTATATTATCGCCAACTGTTACAACACTTTCAACTAAATTATCTACAAGATGTTCAAAACCAGATATATGTCCACCAGTTGCAAGTTCATTTACTACATTTTTCCAAGCAGATTTCATTGAATTAATAGATCCTTGAATAGTAGAACTTGCTTCTTTTGAAGTTGTTCCAGCTATTCCCATGTTTTCTTGCATAACATGAATTGCTTGAGTAATATCCGCAAAACTAGATAAATCATATTTTACACCACTGATTTTTTGAGCATCTTTTAATAATCTCTCCATCTCAGTTTTTGTACCACCATAACCCAATTTAAGGTTATCTAGCATCGTATAATTACCTTTTGCAAAGCCTTGATATGCATTTTGAATACTACTCATATCAGTACCCATTTTATTTGCATTATCAGCCATATCTATTACTGCTTGATTTGCATATTCACC